GCGGGTGCTACCACACACGATAGGACGTTTTGCCGAGGGTCTCGGGCTTGGCAAGGTTGAAAGTTTGAAGGCACAAGTAGCCAAGAGCATCGAAAGCATGATCGACGCCCAGATTTTTGTTGGGGAGACCGGTTCCGGGGGCATAAGTCAGAGTTCGAAGGGATTTGATTAGCTCTTTGCATCTTGGGTGGATGAAGAGGCGGCGGCGTCCGGTGGCGTCGAGTAATGCGGTGTTGACGCACGTGATCTTGTCGCGGATTTTCCAGGGGTTGCGGGGGCTGGAAACAGTGAAGCCGCTCTTGCGGAGGATGCTGTGGTCGGTTGCTCCAACGCCGGCGGTTTTGCGGGCGCCGCCGGTGGGGTCCGGGCAGGCAATAATTCGGCGCTCCACGCCGTAGCGGGTTTGGATTTCTTCGCAGAGGTCCCAGGTGGTGGCGCCGCCGGTCATGATGATTTCGTCGAATACCCAGAGAACGTCGCCTTTTTTGACGGCGCAGATGGCGCTCATGGGGTCCACGTTGAAGTCCACTCCAAGGAGGAGGGGGAGGACGGGGAGGTCTTGGACCTCTTTGTTGATGTTGTCGTCCGAGAAGCTGATCGCGACGAGACCGCTTAGGTTCTCGAAGCTGGCTTCGAATTCTTGGCGGAATGTGCGAGGGTCGAGTTGGGAGCGGGCGGCTTCGATTTCCTCGGCAGGGACGTTATCGCCGTCGATTGTGGTGAATTGCCAGCGCTGCCAGTCGTTGTCGCCTTCTTCGCAATAGCACCAGAGGTCGTAAAACCAGCTGGCGGTGCCGTCGGGCGTGGAGATGAAAAGTGCCCAGCCTTGTTTGTCGGCGAGGGCGGGGCGGATGACTTCGAACCAGACTTCGCTGGACATGAAGGCGGCTTCGTCGAGCACCACGCCAGCGAGGCTGCGGCCGCGTAGGGCCATCGCGTTTTCAGTGCCCTTCAGCTCGATCGTGGAGCCGTTGACGAGTTCGATCTTGAGGTCGGTTTCGTTTTTTGCCTTGATCCAGGCTTTGGGGACCAGCTTTTTCATCACCTTCCAGGCGATGTCCTTTGCCATGCGGTAGGTCGGGGCGGCGTAAAAGAAGGTTTCGCCTGGGCGTTCGATCGCTCCACGCAGAAGTTCGATGCAGGCGAGGTAGCTTTTGCCGAATCGGCGGCCCGCAACAAGGACGCGGAAGCGTTTTCGGCTGGAAAACACCTCGCCTTGGGCGTAGCGAAGGGTGAGTGCTCCAGCAGAATCGGGCATTTTTAGCGGTAGGGGTACCTTCTAGGGTATTACAGGAATCGAACCCCTGCCCCGGTGTAGTACAGAAGAAGAAATTGAGGATATGTCAGTAGGTTCCCTGAGGGCTGACCAGCCCCCACCAGCGCCGGACCCTGCCCCCTGGTGCACGTGTACTACAACCGCGAGAGACCCCTAGCGGGCCCGTGGGGGCCGGTCTGCTAGGGGTCGCTACTGTGTCACACGGCAGCGGCCAGGCGGCGCCGCACGGTCGAGCGGGACACGCCTAGGCGCTCCGCTATGGCACGTTGGGTAAGGCCCTGCGCGCGCAGGCTGTGCACGTCCTCGACTAGTACAGCAGTCTTAGTTTCGGCGATGATCTCAGTTAGTGGTTCGGGTGTACTGGTGGTCGGGCGGGTCGGCCAGTGCTGCGCCAGCCAGTCGTTGGTACGGTGTACTAGTCGGCCGAGACGGTAGCCAAGCCAATAGGTGTGTACTACAGCAGTCAGTACCAGGGCGACGGCTGGGGCGATAGTGCGCGCGTACTGTTCGAGCCTGGCAGCGACTTGAGCGGTGGTTGGATAGTTCATTTGTTCCCTTGGTGTGGGTGGTTGCGTGGGGCATTCACTGCTGCCCTCACACCCATAGTGTAGCACAGCAGAGCCGCACGTGGCGGTCCTGCTGTGACATTGTGTAACATCAGCAATGCTTATCTGCCGAGCACCAGCAGGCGGCATTCTGCAGCCGAGCGGCCGGCAGACTCGCACTGTGCCAGGCGGTCTGCGTTATCGGCGCCCATAGCGATGATGCCGCAGGCTGTGAGCAGTGCGGCCAGGGTGAGAAAGCGATTCATGGGGGAAGCGTGGTGTGCTTACGTCCCGTATTGTAGCACAGCAGCCGCAGGCGTCAAGCCTGCCGCTTGTCTTCCACGGTGATATTGAGAGTGGGGGCAGCGGCTGCCTGCTGCTCCGGTGCAGCCTCTCCAATCACCGCGCCCATATCTTTGAGCAGCATCGCCACCGTCTGCAGCTGGCCTTTCGCCATGGCCTTACGGCAGGCAGATAAGCGCAGCGCTTGAATTTGGTTCAGTAGATCACCGCGCGTTGCAATTTGCTCCGTTTTAAGCATCTCTGCTGCGCGACTGTAGTCATCATCTGCCGTTCTGACAGACACGCCGAACCGATCCGCTAGTTTCTGAGTGATCTGGCGACGCGTACCACCGTTAAGGATCTCGGCATAACACCAGTTCGCCCGTTCTTCTACGCGTACGCTCGAGCCCTTCCCACCGCGCCACCGCTTGCTCTCATCGTTGGCCACGGTGAGCGGGACTTTCTTTACATCTTGGGCCTCAGATTCCGGCACGTTTGAGTCACAAACTCGATAGTCCCATGCTAACCTGTCACGCCAACAAAAAGCACCGCGCAAGCGGTGCAGTGAGCCGAACGCAAGCGAGGCTCAACAGAAGGTGAACACGTAGCCTTTATCGGTGCTGGCCTTAGCCACTAGGGCGTAGGAAGGCGCACCGTTGAGACTGCTTAGCTGCTGCATCCATTCCACGGCAGCCGCTAGGTGATTTTCTCCGGTGCTAAGCGAATGGCGCCAGCTGTAGGTTTTGCTGCCCTTGCGGCTTCCGACGAACGACACCAACACGCGAGAACCCTTGGTGTTGGTAGGTCCAGCGTACCGGGTCTCAACTGTCCAACAGTAGCCCGTGCTTCTGTGTAGTTCCTGTATGTCCAGCAGTGATAGCGAGGCGTCGGCCGGGATGCTCCAGCCGGAGCAGGATGCGGGATTGATGATCATGGTGTGAGCCTTAGGGTGGGGTCTCGTGAAATACAATACAACAGCACGCGCCACTAGGCAAGCGCCGGCACCGGGTTAAGGTGCGAATCCACGTCATCGCGCCAGCGCAGCCCGGCAGACCCGCCGGTACCGGTAGCCCGCCAGCGGCTCCAGCAGAACTGCGCGTAGGCTTCTGCGTCCGTGAAGCGGCCGAAAGTCTCGTGGCTTTCCCATAGTTGGGCGCTGCACCCATTAAAGCGTTCGAAGCAAGACGGCGAGGCGCCATCAGGCCATACGCTCCAGCTGTAGGCAATCAGCCGGACGCGGTATCCGTCATCGAGATCTCGGACGATCTCCATCTCTGCAGCCAGGCCGATGTAGTCGTGCTGACTCCAAGGGTGCTGATAGATAGAGGTACTGGCACCTTCCGGGTAGCCGTACTGGTTTTCATATTGCAGCAACAGGAAATCGTCCGGCTGAGCAGGTGCGGGGTGGATCCAGAGGTCGCGTGCCATGGTGGGAAGGTCTCCCTTGGTTGACTCCGCCAGTCTGCCCCACGCCCCAGCCGGAAGCCTCCCTACTGTTACACTTCTTCAAGTGGGCAGCGCCGCTTGACCTGTGCGCTACTGTTGCAGGCGACAACCTCAAGCCACACCATGGCAAACGGAGAATGGGCGACCCAGCGCGAACGCAAGGATCTCGCACGGGATCAACGAGAGGCAGAGCGCGAAGCGCTGCGCCTGGAAAAGCGCCACCTGCGCGACCTGCGCTGGGCTGTAGAGCGCTCCACGCTGGAAGAATCAGACTGGGCTGATCTGCTATCGCTCCAGCAGGCCCACGGCAAGGAAGGGCCGCTCCAGTTGTGGCGGGAGCTTGTGCCCTACTGGCGGGATTGCCAGCGCTTGAACGATGGCGCCGACATACCGCCAGAGCTTTTTCCACAAGGTACGGGACTTTTTCCGCGCACACCGCAAGCGGCAAAGGCTCCAGTGAATAGGGTCAAAGCTTCGCCTGGCTCACCCCGGAAAAAGCGGAGCGACGCAGGCAAGGCGCAGCCCTCTAGAAAAGTGCGAACCCCGCAGGGGTGAGCACAAGCGCTCCAGCTGATCAGCTCCACCCCGTCACCGCTTGCCGCCTGTGATCACCCGCAGGCGGCTTTTCAGTGTCTCACCGCTAGGCTCTCGATCCGGCACCAGCAACACCAACGCCCGCAGTGCCAGCCCTACACCGATCAGCACCAGTGCAGTAGCGGCGAGACTCATTGGACCCAGCTGAGACAGCATGAATGGCCTTCTATGCAGTCTGGTTATGAATGGCGTTTATTGAGCCGGCTTATGAATGGCAAATGTTAAACATGAATGAAAAATTAGGCTTCAGCCTGAAGCGTTGAATGCAAATTCTCGAAGTACAGGTGGCAACGTTCCAGGAAAGACTGTTCCGCCTCGTCTAGTTCGGCTCGCGTCATGTAGTGGATATTGGGCGTGCCGCAGCGGCGTGCCAACACGATGGCTGCTCCAGTCGGCTTTAGTCCGGTGAGGTGGGTCAGTCCCAGTGAATAGGCGCCGCACTGGTCGATGTATGAATGGCCGTTTGGCAGTCGCTCCAGGCCGTCATCGTCGATCTTGGTTTTGCGGCCCACGCTAGTCTTCCAGTCGGCTAGTACTAACGAACTGTTTTTGAGGCCAATCAGGGCGTCACAGGTTCCAGCGAAGCCGGCGGGGTGATGAATGGAAAATTCTGAGGCGAAAATCTCGGTGACGTTCTTGGCGATCCAGTCGGACAGTCCTCGGGCGTAGCCTGCTGCGCTCCAGCCGACGCGGGGAACATTTGGGCGGACCCTTTTGAGTGCCCATTGCGTGATGGGGGCCGGGATGCGGGCTAGCCCTTGATCGTCCCAGCGAATACTGTTGCGCTTGTTGGCGGTGGAACGTGCCAGCTGTTGGGCGGTCTTGAGGAGATATTCAGCCTGTGAATGGGCCATGTTGCCCCTGGTGGCTGCCACATTTCTTTGTTGTGAAGCCTCGGCCTCGCCGAGGCGAGCAACCCAACGCTCCAGTCCGGTTTTGTCGCTTGTTTCCTTCAGGATGTGTGTAACACTATGGTAGATATTGCCGTTGATGTCGCGGTAGACCCGGAAGGGGCCTGAGTTGTCTTGCTCCAGCCTCCATTTACGCAGTGATGCCAGTGTGTCTTGCGTATTGGAGGCCATTTGAATAGTTTTACCCACTCTCATAGTACCAGAAAAAAAGCCCCCTTGGTTAGAGGGGGCAAGAAATTCAACGGGCGTCACGAATGAAATAGTCGGATACCTTACCTTCGCTGCACCAGTCCGAAGATTCTTCGGTCACAGGCCAACTGACTGCGGGAAAAGACTCGCAACCCTTTTCACCGTACGAAACTTTCTGGCTAACTAAAGGTTGAGGTGCATGGCGCCGGCATAACCCGTAACCACGGTTGTCAAACTTTTCCCAGTAAAAACACTTTCCGCAAGTTAGGCCTTCCATCAGGCTGCCTTGAAAGGATTACCGCCGGTCAGCAGGCGGGTGATGTCAAAGCCCTCGGACTTTGCCTCGATCCAGGCGGCGTCGATGTGCTCTTGGCTGCCTTTCTTGCGGGGGACCGGGCGCACGGTGTACTCGGTGGTGAGGCCGCTGCCCTTTTTGCTGATCGTGAAGTCCCACTCCAGCAGTTCGGCATAGTCCTCCATTTGGGAGATCTGGTCGATTTCCTTGAGGATCGACTTTTGGGTGATCTGCAGGACTTGAACCTTGCCGGACTCGTAGTTGTAGACCGGACAAGCGATGGCGAATTTCACGTCCGCTGTTCCAGGGCCGCCGCGTCCTTCGCGAGGTTCGAAGTCGCCCATTTCGTCAACCACGTCCTCGTAGGTGGGCTCGTAGTCGAAGCGGAAGGGCTTGTTGGCACCGTTGGAGCTGCCCCAAGCCTCGAAAAATTCCAGGGGTTCGTCGGTGAGGAGGGCGAAGCGGACGCTGCCGCCATCGGGGAGTTTGCTGAGGCTGAGGTAGCCGCCGCCGGTTGCATTGCTGGTGACTGCTGCTGAGGCGGATTTGCTGAGGAAAGCCATTCGTGTAGGTGTTTGGTGGGGTCGGCAGGAGCGCCAACGCCTTACACAGTAACACGGGTTGACCGAGGGCGCTACCCTACAAAAACGCCCCTACAGCGGGAGCTGTGGGGGCGTGGTGAACACACTCGTGTGAGAGTCTAACATGTCGCAAAGTAAGACGCAGGACCTGCTGGCGTTTGTGCGCCAGCTGCCTGTGGGGATGGCGTATGCACCGATCTACGCCAAGAAGTACGCGATCCAGTCTGGGAAAATCTCGAAGGGCAAGACGCCGTTAGAGCGCAGCCACCATCAGGTGATGGCGCCTTCGGATGTGGCGCTTCAGATCGAGCGCAAGCCGGACGTGTTCCAGGCGGTGGGCGTCTTTACGGGCGGTCGCAGCATGGGACTCGTGATTCTCGACGTGGATCGGAATCTCAGCCGTCTCAAGAAAAAGTGGGGCGAGTCGCTGGAGGGTGCTCCAGTCGTCACCTCGACGAAGGCCAATGCGGCGAAGTACCTCTTCCGCGTCCCTGAAGCCCTGTGGGGCTCGGTAAAGGGTTTTGGGCTGTCCGACACCGGCGCTGGTTACGAAGTGCTCTGGGGCCGTCAGGGCGTCATCTACGGGGCTTATCCGGGCTCCAGTGATGGAAAGGCGCCAGAGGGGTATTACGGCTTTGAAGGCGACTTGGAGGCGATTCCAGAGGCTCCTGAGTGGTTGCTGGCGGAGATGCGTGATCACGCCGGTAAAGAGATTCAGGACGGTGGCTTCATCAAGAACCGTCGGGCGCTGGATTTCTCGGATCGAGACCCAGCTGAGGTTGCCGAAATCATCCAGTCCGCGCTGAAGGTCATTCCAGGGCAGGGCGCTGGCAGCCGGGACCATTGGGTCAAGGTGGGGATGGCGATCCACTCGGAACTGCCGACTGACCTAGGGCTAACGCTGTGGTCCGCTTGGTCTGCGGAAGATCCCGAATTTTCACAGGAATGGTCCGAAGGCAATCCCTGCGAGGAGGTATGGAACTCCTTTCGTAAAGGACCGGTCAGTCTCGGAACGTTGTTCTGGATGGCGGACCAGCAGCTTCCGGGTCGCATGTGGCTTTCGGAGGATTTGCGGAAGGTTGTTGAGAAGGTTGAGGCCGACAACATCCTCAGGATTCGGCAGGTACAGATCAGCTTTCCTGAACTGATTAAGCGGGCAAAGGCGATCCAGCAGATTCAAAACCCGGCGGAAGCCGCGCACGCCATGAACGTGCTCGCCTTGGAAGGCGGTTATCGGGACGCTGGGGCGCTGGAGCGGTTGCTGATCGCCCAGATGCAGTTCGAGCAGCAAGATGACGAGATGGCGATGGACAGCTTGCTCAACAAAGACCTCAAGTTCGAATACCTCATCCCGGATCTGTTGCCTTGCCCAGGCACCGTGATGATTCACGGCGCTGGTGGTGATGGCAAATCCATGTCCGCTTGGACCATCGCCAAGCACGTTGCCCGTGGGATTCCGTTCTCGGTGCGGGGTGATCTTGTTCCGGTGGAAGCTGGGCCGGTGCTGATCCTTAACGGCGACCAGTCCGAGGTGCAGGTTCAGCAGCAGCTTCGTGATCTGGAGTTCCAGCCGTCGGATCCGGTGACGGTGGTGATGGGGTGGGACCTGAACTGGTACTACCGCTTCGTCAAGCTGATCGAGAAGCACCAGCCGAAGCTGGTGATCATCGACTCGATCACTGGCTGCAGTAGGGGCTCGGCCTTCGACGAAAACAAGAAGGAGTTTGCGAGCCCGATCTACTGGCTGGCGAACAACAACGGGCGCATGTTCCCCGCCTGCACCATCCTGCTGATCCACCACGCCAACAA